CCTCTGCCCAGGCGTATATTGAAATAGTGACGCCTGTCCCTGATGCACCATTAGCACTCTGGAGTGTGGTGTAATTCAGGAAAGTGAGTTGGCCCTGCTGGGTCATCTCAGTTGCAGATTGTGCATTGATCCAATTCTTGTTCCAAAAGAAAGGCAAGGTCATTTCGCCCGCCTCGTTACCTTGAGGGTAAATCCAGATGTGTGGTCGCTGGGAGTAAGGTATGAAATACCGAGTCCCGGAATCATTCTGGATGGTCGAGGGGGTTACAGTGGGCAATGGCTGGTAGCTCATAAGCATCGACCCGTAATAAAACGGGGAAGCATTGATGAGCACCTTCACCTTGAGCTTGCATTGGATAAAGGCAAAATTGTTGAGCTTGTACTGTACCCTGGAATCTGTAAAATACGCGTTCCAGGGGTTAAACGTGTGCGTAGTGCCTACCGCATCCGTTTCGTTCCACGTGAAAGACCCAATGCGCACAGGGCGCGAAAGGAACTTCACAAAGTCGATGTTCCGCGTTTGGTCAGTGGAAGTCATGGGGTCCAAATCGATGTTCAGGCCCGCATGCATACCAGCTGCCTCATCATGGAAGGCGACTGTTTCACGTTGTATATGGCTAGCCTGCGCAGCATCCGTCACTGAGACGTCCGCTTGCACTTGCCATAGACCCTCGTCTGGAGGGCCACCAGGGGGGCGTTCTAGTACGCCCCCGCAACTTTGTCCGATTCCACAGTCGGACTCCTCAAATAAGTTGGTAGGTGCCAGTTATAGAATGGGGGGGGGGCTAGCCCGTCCCAAGCGGGTATTCTAAAGCCTCCTCAGGCAGGAACAGTTTAACGACATGTTGGTCGGGGGGGTCTTCTAATTCAAGGTACGCTTGCACGAGATGTGCTTAGAGCGTTCCTCAAAATCAAGGACCAACTCCCCCCAAGTTGGAAACGTGGAGGTTTCGACGTAAACATCTAATCCCTCCTCGTGGACGATCTCCTTGAAGACCTCACTCATCTCGGTGAACTTCTCTTGTCCATAGAAGAAGTACTCACGCACTGCAGTAGCCACAATTTGCAGAGCATGACATGTCGGCGAGATGTTCTTCTTCTGCACGCACACCATCAGCATCTTGGCTATAGAGTCCTCAGCCAACGGCGCCACATGCGCCCGCAGTTGTGGATCCCACCGCCAAATGCGCTTGAGGAACGACACTTGTGATATGGGGATATAGGGGATGGACTGGGCCTCCTTATCAGCCATGGTGTACTCGATACCCACCTCGGCCAAAACACCCTGAATGGCTGTGTGGTTGAACCACTCGTACCCGTCCCGCACCCCCATAGCGTTATCATCACCATAAGTCATGAGGCGAACCACATGCTTGAAGTCACGAAGACACTGGGGGGGGCGCAAGGTCAAGAACGTATAGCGCATATAAAGGGAATTTGCCAGACTATTGACGATGACCGTGAGAGCATGTCCAGAAGGGTTACTCCCGAAGAACTCAATCAGGTCGCCGTTAAAGTCGACGGTGGGGAATGCCGTGTCATAGGCAATACCCCGCACCACCGACAACTCATCGTCCGAATATCCTCCGCGTTGGCAGATGTCAATCATGACGTCGAATGTGGCGAGGATCACGCTGGCAGGCATGCGCTTGTCGAACTTCGCGTAGTCGCCAGCCACCATCCGCTCACCCCCGTAGTGCGTCAGGTACTGATACATCTCTTGCCACTCAAGGCTCTGCGCCACAACGCCCACCCCAGTCTCGAAGGTATACCGACGTTTCTGAATGAAGACGATGACGGGCAACAGATACATCCGCGTTACGAGCGTATGTGCCATCCCGGCCGCCGTGAAGACCCGGGTCTTACCTGCCTCCGCCTTAGCGAACGTAACAGGCTCGTCCTTAAGGTGCCCACAGAAGACGGCGTGCACGCGCTCACCCTTCTCGTACGTAGCGATCATGCTCTGCACTGTCTCCTCGATTTCCTTATCAATCCACATATCAGTGGACGTTTCAGGGTCAAGGAAGTACATGTAGTTCGTCTTGGAACGCTTGTAGGGGGCGCCTGCGCTGGACTTACGGTTTAGCTTGTCGCAATACTCTAGCCCAGGACAACCATTGATCGCTGTGTGCAAGTCATACACATGGACAGATGAGTAGTCTGCCACACGTGTCCCATGCTTGAAGTCGTCCAACGCGCGTTCGAGCGTATCGGAATCAAGCCCTAGCACAGGCCGCACCATATCCTTTAGTGCCAAACTCCAAGGGAGGCGGCCCATGTTCGGACGGGTACGTGTCTGCTCAAAACCTAGCTTCTTAGAAAGTGCCTCGGCGAGTAGCGTGGGCGCCACATTCGAGCGGGACCGCTGCCGGAATTCACCAGCAAAAGACCCAATCACGTTGGCGACGCCAGCACAGTCACGTGTCACGCTCTGCGCGGCAAGGTCGGTCAAGTTGCGTTGCACAGATGGAGCAGACACCTCAATCCGGCCGCGACTCACTTCATGCAGCTGTAGCGCGCGCGTACGCGCATCTACAGAGCAATCCAGAGCTACCGCACGCACCTGGCTGCCACGACCTAGAGTGTGCAGGCCCAGTATCGCCCAACCAGCAGGGGTATGTGAAAGTAGCACAGAGCCACAATCCCCCAGTTCGGTCGGTTCATCAACTGTACCAGCCCACATATTGGCAGTAACGGTCTCATCGTGGCTCTTCCAGGTTTCTACTGCTGGGCGCAAGTTGCGCACGGGTTTCTCCCAGAGTGTGCCATCACGAGATCTTCCCATATAGACGCCATCCAGGCGACCAGTGTAAGCTGGTGCAGGCATCCAATCAGCCAAGTTTGTGCCAGGAGGCAAGCAATCAAGACGAATGAAGATCAAGTCTTGTTCTCCCCAGTAGTCAACCATTGTCTCCGTCACCTTAATGCCGGTTACGTTGGTGGAAATACCTGTGCGCTTCTGCGTGACCACATCCAACATGAAGGGCGTGGTGGGGGGTACTCCGTGTGCGTTGCACACGTAGACTGCTCCTCGCACATTCAGCGCAGTAACCACACGTGTCTTCCCCTCATGGCGAGTGGTGAACACGCATAGAGCGCGGCGGATATTCTCTTTCAGGGTGACCCCATCATTTCCCTTTGAACACAGCGTTGACGCCGACAAGTCGGTGTTGCTGAAGGGATAGGGATCCTGATACGATGGACGTGGCGTCGGGTTAGCGTCAGGCACCGGAGGTTTACCTCCCGTATTGCCCTGTACGACCAAGGATCTGAACGTATTCTTATGGACCTTATACAGCGCCATGAGACCCACAATCGCGGTGGCCGTAACTGCCATGACAGCAGCACTTTTCCCGACCGCAAAACGGTGGCGAGTGCGTGCGCCAGCAGTACGCAGAGCTACCCGGGCAAGCTGCCATCTGTGGGGGCTGTGGGCGATCATACTCCAGAACCACATGGGTCCAAAGAAGAAAGCCACAATCACGTCCAACCAAGTGGAGTAAACCCACCTATACAGGAAGTAGTACCATGCGGCGGCCCATTGCGTGCTATGCGTTTCCGCGTGCAGATGCGTAGATGGGCGTTCCTGAGCGAGTGTGTCGAGGTAAGTTGCACGTTGCGTGATAAACGATGCCTCGCGCTCTCCGAAGAGGTCTGGTTCCTCATCTTCAAGCGCTTGCGTCACCATGCACGTGCACCAATTGACCGGATTGTTGCACCGCTCACACACCTTAGTGGCGTGGGTGCGATCATTTCCTGCCAGTATCTTATCCTGGATCGTGTTGTGGTTCTCAATCACTACGTTGAACCAAGCGATAAACTCGCGCATGGTCGTAAACTCGGCATCAACTACCGTACGCCCACGCTGGTGGTTACGCTCCTCGCCTGCTGGCTCAACACGCTTGATGGTGAAGTGCCACAAGTCGGGGTACTCCCCCTCTGGTGTCACGGGGACACGCGAGCTATCGAGCATACCTGGGCGGTCCGAGCTTTGATACTCGGGCTTGACCTTTACATCGATCACCCATGGAAAGCGGCGTTGTACCGCCAATGGGCAACTAAAGTAGGCGCTCAGATTCAGATGTTCGGTGTTCGTCGACCCAATAACCAATTCGGCGCGGACAGGCGTCCGCCCCTTATCAGCCAAGTCGGCTTGCGCCGGCACAAATGGGACGTTGTTCGCCACGCACAGGAGCTCCGCCAATGAGGGGTCCATCACTCCTAGCTGAGCAGCTTGGAAAGCGATATCATCCATGACGATGCACCATTGCGTTGAGTTCATGCACGACCAGTACTCCTCTGTGGGATTACGCACATACCGAAATTCGGGCCGAGTGTTGAGCTTGCGGACTTTGCCGTAGTGCTGAAAGATGATGTTCTGGAGAGTGGACTTGCCAATACCGGAACCACCAAACAATAACATGCACAGGGGCGTCTTGCGATCCTTCTGGGCTGAACGTTTCGTGACCTCGAGGTCATGTGTAAGCTCCAGACTTGAGAGCATACGGCCAATGATGAGCTTCTCATCCTTCTTGGTTGCGCACTTCTTCATGCTACGACCCACTTCGATGACTTCTTTGAGATCCGCCAAATAGGCGAAGCGGTCGATGCCGTGAGGTTCGGGGTTAGACAGGAAGTTAGCCTGACGTTGGAGACGTTCTGCCTTATCATACCATTGCTGGTACCGCTCCTCGGAGTGGAAGATGGGCATTACGGAACCCGTCACGTAGCATTGGTGCCCGCGACGTGCGAGAAACAGTGCTGTGTCCAGCATGCTGTGAATGAAATCAGGACCCATATGGTACTGCTTACGCAGCGCCTCTTGGGCAACCTTATCAAACCGCATGAAGTCCATGTCAATGCCCAAAGGCTTAAAGATGGAAAGTGCCAACGCAAAGCAACCAAACTTGTACAACTTGGTAAAGACGGGCGCCGTCTTAATGAGGTCATACTTGTCCAAGAAGCCTTGCAGTGTGTCGAAC